CCATAGCCGCTTGATGTAACCCACGGCGAAATGGGTGTAGCGTTTGGATTGACGGTGGTTGTAGAAGTGGGCAGCAGGCCAAGATCGTTTTGCAAAATCGTCAGCGCATTGGTTCCCGCCGTCATGTACGGCGCGAGATTATTCTGCGTCGTGTTGAACATAGAAAGCTGCGCGTTGGTCGCGTTGTTCGCAGCGTCGGCCTGTGTTCCTGCGGCCGAATTTGATGCCACTCCACCAATGAGAGCACTGCCGAGAATTGAGCCGCCTATAAGCCACGCTGCCATGATTTTACATTTTCCCAATTGCGTTAATTGCGTTGACGACATCTTGACCAAACAGCTTAGGAAAATCTTTTTCTCTGGCCGAGAAATCGCGGGCGTAAGACCAAAAATCCACTTGAATATTTTGGTCCTGCATTTTGTCAATTAGATCGATATCGACTAGTAATCCGGGCATCAAATGGCGAAGGCAAGCGGCGACAATATCGCTGTTTTTTAGATCGTTGTAGGAAACTACCGCAACCAAAGGATGACACCAAAACGGCGCGATACGATCTCTCAATATTTTCAAAATATTGCTATGAATCGCAACACCTAGGGCCGATGAAGATATCTGAACTTCATGCAACGGTCGGTCAATAATGAGAGTGCGTGGTTTAGCAACATCAAGAATTTCACCCAAATGAAAACCCATTGTACTATCGGACACCCCGATAAACTCCTTTCCCGGACTCCGCCAGAGATCATACACATCGCGCCATGTCTCCATGTGGCGGATCGGTTCATGCTCGCAAGACGACCTGGCCGTCACACAGACTGCCGCCATCCAAGCCGTCCGCGAACGGGGAAGGCCAGTGATGAGGAATGGCTTGCTCATGGGGTTATGTCGGCGCCCATCAAGGCGACCGCATAGTTGGTGGTACTGGTCAAGGTGCTTGTCAGCATGAAAATTCTGTCCAAGCCGTTCTGCAGACTGGTGGCGCCCAGCGAGTTGAATTTCACCGGAAGGGACGTCTGACCGGCGGAGCCGACCGAGACTGTGATCGACGGGCTGAAAGTGTGGCCGCCATCATCGGACCAGGAGAGCGACACGGTCGGCGATCCCACTGTCCCGACACCGGTCTCCATGTCGATCTGCAGCGCCTCGAAGGGCCGCGGCTGGATCGACGGTTCTTTCACCGCCCTGAAGCTGCGCAGCCAGGAGCGCGCCGTTCCGTTGTCCGTCGCGTTGGTGGCATCGTAGAAGTAGAGCTTGTTGGTCGAATTGTCGCAGGCGACATTGATCGCGGAATATCCGGCCGACTCTCGGTTCCAGAAGATGCAGTCATAGCCGGGGTGTGCGGTAAAACTGCCCGGCGAGCCCGATGCGCGCTGGTGCCAGATCGGATAGCCGGCCGCCTTAGTCGCGGTCAGGTCGAGGCAGAAGGTCGCGCCGGCGCCGGAATTGGCGTTCGGCAGCTGCAGCACATAGTATTCGTGCCCGCTGTCTTCGTAGGTATAGGCTTTAGCCGATCGCAGCAGGCCTGCGGCATTGATGGCGACCTCGATGTCGTGCGTCGAGACGCGCTGCGGCTGGTAGCCGCTGGCCAACATCACGCTTGCAAATCCCTGATTGTTCGCCGTCACCCAGATCAGTGAATCGCCGACCTTGGCCACCGAAAAGGGGGCGGCGCATCCATACTCGATGAAGACGCCTTCCAGCCTGGTGAAGGAAAAGCCTTCGAGGCCGGAATTGATCCAGACTTCGATGCAATCGGTCTTGAAAATCCATTCCTCGCGCTGCTTCTCGATAATTGCCTGGGTGTAGGTCGGCGTCGAATCGGCGGCCGAAAAATTGAGCGCGTCCCAGGTCGACAGGTCCAGAAGGTTAGATTGCCAGATCTGGTTCGTGTTGATGGTGATCAGCAGGCCGAACCCATCCTGATAGGAGAGATTGAAGGGAAAGTCGCTGAACGGAAATTGCACCTGGGACACGGTGTTGCCCAGATTAGTGGTCGACATGACCGCTGTAGCCGCAGCGGAGACCCCGGTGGAATCAGTGATGACCACGGTCGGGGCCGAGTTGTAGGCGCCCCCGGCAGTGACGTTGATGGCCGATATTTCGTAGCTGATCGTCGCCGTCGTGGAAGGTGCGCTGAATTGACCCCCGCCGGTAAAGCCGACCGTCGGCGCGCTCGTGTAGTTCAACCCGCCGCTGGTGACCGTGATGACCGAGATAGGGAAACTCAAGACGGCCTGGCCGCCGGCGCCGCTCCCTGTGGCGTTCGTCACCACGACCGTCGGCGCCGTGGTGTATCCGCTGCCGACGGCGGTGACATTGAAGGCGGTCACAACGCCGCCTGATACCGTCGCGGTCGCCGTGGCGCCGCTGCCCCCGCCGCCGACCAGGGCCACTGTGACGGTGCCGCTATAGCTGCTGCCGCCAGAGGTGACGGCGATCGATGTCACCGAGCCTAATGAAGGATCGAGGGTAGCCGCGGCCGCGGCACCAGTACCGGCGCCCCCGGTGAATGTGACGTTCGGCGTCGAGGCGAATAGTCCGCCGGATGCAACGGTAACTGCAGAGACGCTGCCCAGCAATGTAGCCGTAGCCGTCGCCCCCCCTGCCCCGCCGCCTCCCGTGAAGCTGATCGTCGGGGCAGTATAGCCGGCCCCGCCTTCATTTACCGTGATCGATTGGATCTCGAAGGTCGGACCATAGAGATAGGCGTTAAGGCCATCCGAGACCATCAACTGGTTGCCGTTGTTGATCATGCCGAAGGCCCCCGTGCCGGCGCCGCCTACCGCGCCCAGGCTCGTCACCGTGAGGCTTGGGCTGACCGAATAGAGCGTTCCGTTCGAGACGACATAGAGCGTCCCATTCATGATGTCGAGGCCGTATATCGGCCCTGCACCCACGGTTGCGAGCTGCGTCAATCCAGGCGTCATGTAGAAGCTGGCCGGCTGCTTTCCCTCGTGGCTGTCGCTGAATTCCAGAAACAGGTTCACCAACTGGCTGTCGGCCGCATTTGTCGACCGGCCGACACCGTACCCGCCGAGGAAGGGACATTTCGTCATCGGTTATAGGAGTTGGTGTAAATATTCCAGGCGCCGCGCGCCTTGGCGACGATCTCGGGATCGTAAGCGGCGACGGTCGGACGGATATTGGTGCGCTTCACATTCGCTTTCGACTTCGAGGCAGCCTGGATCAGCGCCGGCGTCACCTGAGCGGTGGGGAAGTACGGCGCAAGCTCGATCGCCAAATTGTCGCGGATGGCCTTTTCATATCCGGGCGGCAGACTGAGCGACGTCGACAAGCTGGAAAGATCGCCCAGCTGCAGGTAGCTGTCCCAGAAGATCGGGAACGACTCATAAGGCTCGGGATAGATATTGATGATCCCGAGCGGAAATTGAGGGTCATAGAAGAGAGTGCTGGGCAGGTCCGAATTGGTGTTCGGCTGGGTAATCAGGTTCCATTGATCCTGCGTGACGACATCGAGCGGATATTTGTCGCCGTTCTGGTCGAGCAGGTATGCGCGGCCCGGCCCGTCGAGGATGCGCAGCGGGCGCGTCATATTGAAGGCGCCGCCCGGTCCGATCGTATAGGACGAGACGCCCGGCTGGATCGTGCCGGTCTGCTCCAGGATGGCATAGCAGGTCAGGTTCTCGTTCGACCAGCTGTCGAGCATCGAGTTCAGTTCGGAGAACCCTCGGGCGATATCGGGGTTGCTGGCCTGCTCGCCCGGCGCATAAACCTGGATGCGCTCGAGCGCGCCTTGAATGAGGTCACGGGCGGTCGGCATCATTCACCCTTCGCCGGCGGGGCCGGCTGGCGGCCGGTGGTGATCATGCGGCGGTTGAGCATCGCCCGGCTGACGATGTTGCCATAGCGGAGGAAGTCTTTACCCTCGGCGGCGTCCGCCATGAGGCGCGGACTGGGCTGGCGGGTGCCGGCATAGGACGGCATGAGCGATAGCGCCAAGTTGGACTGCAGCGCATTCTGGACGCCCTGGGCGAGCAGATAGGACGTGCTGGCAAGGTCCGCGAAGGAATTGAGGACCTGCATCGCGTTGAAACTCACAGTGCCTGCCGCGTTCGGCGTCGGCGCCAGGTTGAGCACCCCCAGCGGATATTGCGGGTCGTAGTATAGCGTGTCGGGCGTTCCCACGCCGGGATTGATGCTTTGGATCATCTCCCACTCGATCGCCGGCACCACATTGACCGGGCTCGTCGTGGCGCTGATGGTGACCGACGCCTCGGACGGGCCCATCTCGATGGCATTGGGGCGGGGCGCCACCAAAGACGGGCTTCCGTTCGGCCCGATGGTATAGCTGGACTTCCCGTTGGAAATCGTGAGCGTCCGCGCGATCAATTGTTGGCAGAACAGGTTCTCTTCCTGCCATTCGTCGATGATCGTGTTGAGCTGGCTCAATCCATAGTTGGCGTCGGTCGACGTCAGCGTCTGGACCGGGGAATACACCCCGATCAAGACAAAGGCATTGACGATCAGATCCTGCGCGTGGACGCTCATTTATCAGGCGGCGGCCTGGTCGAGTGCGGCGCGGATCTTCTCGATCGACCAACGGCCGTCGACCTTGATCCCGCGTGCCTCGGCCTCGGTGAGGAGGTCGGCCTTTTCAGCCTGCCGCTCGGTGGTCAAACTCGGCGGCTGGCACTTTGTGGAAGGTGTATTCTTGGTTTCATTGAATAGCTCCGGTTCGGGTTCTTCCGCTTTCTCGACACGGCGCCAAGTGGTGCCATGTGGGCGGTCCTTCACCTCGATGCCGCCTTCGGCCAGCATGTTTTCGATGCGTTCGACGCCAGCGTCGTCGCCGATCTCGCTGAGGTGGCGGCGTTCGCCGATCAGGTAATTGATCTTGGCATCGGTCAGGTCGCCGTGGCCGAGGAGTTCCAATTCCTCCTTGGCACTGTTGACGAGCTTGTCGCCAACCCATTTCGGGTATTCCTTGACGCCTGCAGAATTCAGAGACGGGTCATTGACCAGGACGCCGTTTTCCCAGCGCGGGTAGCCGTTCACGGTTCGGCCCGGAACGTAAGGGACCGACCTGGACCGCTGAAAAGAATCCGGGTCTGGCAGTTTGGACATGTGATAGCCCTTCGCGTTCCAAGCGGATTCCTCTTCGGCATTGTTGACGATAACAGGGGGGAATTTTTCCGGGGTGCCTTTGACGGTGAAAGTCTCGATCGCCTTGCCTTCCTCGCGGGGCTTGGCATGGATTTCGTCCGGAGTGCCGGCTACATGGTCGGGGTGCACCAGCATTTTCGGGTAGTCGAAGAACCCTTCAACCTTGGTCGGCGTCTCACCCTTGGCGAGATAGCCCAGGCTGCGATGATATTCCTCGTCTCGCTGGTTCGAGACGGTCACCGGCGGATTGCGAGACGGGCGGCCCTCGCTCACCATCGTGCCGGACACGATGCCGGGCGGCAGGAGTTCGCCGCTGTTATTCTTGAACCGGGCCGGTGATCCCGCGTCGAACGCAGGGTGGACCATTTCGAGGGGGTATTTTTGCGTGATGGTCATGCGGCTTTTTCCTCAACAGGAGTCTGAACGAAACCATCCAAATGATCGGCCATGCGGGCCTGCCAGAGGTTCGTTCCGCGGTGGGTGAAGGTGATGTCGGGCACGACCCAGATATCGCCGCCTAGTTCGCGCCATTCGCGGCAGAAGGCGGGGTCCTCGCCGTACCAGATGCGATCGGGCCACAGGGGGCCGGTGCGAAAGAGGTTGATGACCTCGACCTGTTCGCCGGCGACGTGATTGAGATAGCGCGGCCGAAGCTGCGACATCTTCTCGACCACCGAGCGCTTCCATCGCAGGAATCCGGTCGGCACCATGTCGGCGGCGACCATGCCCTCGTGTTCGATCATCTGCCCGGTGTCGGCGTCCTTCAGCAGCGTGCAGGGGAAATTGATCTTGGCTTCTTTCTTCGGATAGACCCCGGCCACGACCTCTTCGGGACGGAGCAGCAGGCGCACCACCGCTTCGGCATCCCAGCCGATATCGTCATCGAGCCAGAAGTAATCCGTGGCCTCGGGGAACCCGTCATAGGCCCGGGTGATGAGGCGGTTGCGCACGTCATCGAGGTAAGGCCAGCCGCCAAAGCTGATCCAGGTCCGCGAAATACCGCACTGCTCGAGGAGGCGATCTGTGTCGCGCACGGAATTCGCAAACTCGCTGGCCGGACATTTCGTCAGGGTCGGCGTGAGGAAGATGACATTGATCTTCGGCGGCGGAGCGGCCTTATGATTGCGCTTCATGCCGCCTGCTCCTCGATCTCGGAGTAGCCTTCCTCGAAGGCGGCTTTCGGGCTGATCGAACGATATCCGTCCTCATATTCGACGAGGTCGCCAGCGGTGATCTTGGTCACGCCATAACTGCCGAGAGCAGGCAGGACGGGCCCCATCTCGACACCTGTGATCTGTGCCGCTTTGACGCGCTTGTGGCACTGATATTGTTTCATCGACTTCTCCTATCGATGGGTTGGAAGGGATGCCCCGAACCGCTGCAACCGGCTCGCTCGGGGCCACACGAGTGAGATGCCGAACCGCGCTTCGGCACCGGCCGCGGATTACGACCCGGCGATTAGTCGCAGGGCAGCCAGGGCGGAGCGGATCGCCGACAGGAGGCTGTTGGTGAAGGTCTGCAGCGGGGTCACCAAGAGCTGCGCGTAGTTTCCGACCGAAGGCAGCGTCTGGTTGATCTGGACCACGGTCCAGGTGCCGGCCGGCGGGGTCAGGGCGTTGCCAGTCGCATTGACGAAGTTGATCGCGATCTGGTTGGCAGCCGAGGCGCGAACATTGGCCATACCGACACCCGAAGGGGCCGACAGGTTATAGTTCGGCACCGCCATGATCGGCTGGCCGGAGACGACGCCGGCCACCGAGAAGGTCTGTTCGGCGGTCGTGTTGGCCGCCACCGAGCCCGGGGTGATGGTGGCGGTGAAGACCGACGCCACCGCCGGGTTCGCCGGCTTCAGGGTGGTGACGTTGTAGATCTCCGACCCGGTCGGCGTCAGGTTGCCGGCCGTGGCATTGACAAACAGGGCCTTGATGGTGCTGGCAGCCGACACGCGGCCACCGACAACGGCAAGACCAGCCTGCAGGGTGGGCTTGGAGATACCGACAATGACATCCGCGGCGGCGATGCCGGCTTCCGTCAGCGTCAGTTCGGCGGTGGTCGCGGCAACGACCGAGGCCAGGACGCCGCCATTGATGCCGTAGGACACCACCTGGGTGGCGGCGGCCAGGGCATTGAATGCGGCGATCTGATAGGTCTCGCCAGCCGTCGGCGTGAGCGTGGCGGCCGTGGCGTTCAGATAAGTCACGGCCAGCGTGTTCTTGGCCGAGACGCGAGCGGAGAGGGCCGCAAGGCCGGCCTGCGTGGTCGGCTTGTTGACCTCAACCACCATGCCGGTGTCGAGACCGGAGACGGTGAAATACTGCTCGGTCACGGTGTTGGCACCGACAGCAGCCGGGGTCAAAGCTTGGGACAGCTGCAGGTTGGCCGCCAGGCCGCCGACGACATAGTTCTCACCGGCGGTCGGGGTGATCGCCGAGGCGGTCACGTTGCCGAAGGTCAGCTTGACCGTGTTCGCCGCCGAGACGCGGCCCATGGTCACCGCCAGGCCGGACTGGGAAGTCGGCTTGTTGATGAAGACCATGTCGGTCGACAGCACGCCATTGACGGTGATCGACTGCTCGGCGGTGCTGTTCGCCACGACCGAGGCCGGGGTCTGAGCCGAGGTATAGATGCTGATGATGCCGGCGGCGTTGCCGTTGCCGGACGCGCCGGAAGGAAGCGCAGCCTGCATGGCCTGGGTCGGCTGCGTGATGCCCTGCGTCATGCCATAAAAGCCAATGACGTCGGTCGTCGCGTTGCCGAGAATGGTGCCGTTGGTGTTGCCGTCGCTCAGCTGGCGAACGGCGGCATCAACCTGATTGGTAGCGGGTCCAGCCATAATTTTGGGTCCTTCTAAGGGATAGACGCTTCACAGCGTCAGTGGATGAATTGGCAGGGAATGAGGGTGGGGTTCGACCACACCCTTTCTTTCCCCAATGAAATCTGGGCGTTGATCTCGACGAGGATCGCTTCGCAGAACTCTTTCGGCATCTTCGGGCAGACTGCCAGGGGCTTTTTCTGGCCCCGGACCTCGACGACGATCTGATAGAGAGTGTCGTCTTTCAGAGCGGTCATGCGGGCCGCGACTTCTCCGTCGATGGGGGCGCCATTGCGCTCTTGTTCCATCTGATCGGCGAGCCGCTTTTGCAGTCTGCGGAGGTTGCGAGGAGTCATGCGAAGCTGGTCCTTACGAGGTCAGGCGGCAGCCGAGTTCCGGGTAGAACGTGTTGGTGCCGTACAGGCTGTCAAGGCGGCAGGGGGTGACGTTGTTGTTGATGTCGTACTGACGCACGACACGCATGGAGACGTTCTTCACCATCTCGCGCGCCTTGAAGTCGACGCCGTCGGGCAGTTCGATCGGCACCGACACCAAGCCGATGGCATCCTTCACGAAGGCCAAGCTTTGTGTGTAGGTGGTGTTCGGCGAACCAAAGACGGTGATCGCGGCCAAGTTGGCCGGCGCCGCGGTCACGTTCTGATAAGCGCCGGAGGTGACGATGGCCGGGCTGATCGAGATGGTCGAATTTCCGCCCGAATCCGAGTTGGCGGTGGCCTGGACGACGAAGTTCTGCAGCACCGGCTTCTTCTGGCGGTTCTGTGGGTTGACGACATAGACACCGGCGATGGTGAAGACGTCGCCGACATTCAGGAGTCCGGTGATGCTGGTGGTCCAGCCGTTGGTGACCAGGGTCGATCCTGTCTGGCCGGCGCCGTTGACGAGCGGCGTGCCGCCCCAGTTGCCGACCGTCTGGGCCTGGACGTTCTGGTCCATGTAGATTTCGAAGTTGGCGATCGAGGCCAGGAAGCCCTTGAAGGCCGGCTCGGACACCGACTTGACGTAGTAGCCGATGAGGGCGGTCGCCATCGACCAATAGGCGCCTTCGTCGAGGATCAGCACGCGGCCGCTCTGCGGCACCGCGAAGGTGTCCATGCGTTGGCCGACGGCAGCGAGTGCGGCGAAGGACGCGGGCGTGGTGCCGGGGGTGCCGACCTCGTTGTAGATGTTCTGATAGTTGGTCATCACATCGTAGTCGATCTGATTGGCTATCGTTTCGGCGGCGGGCTTCAGGTAGCGCTCCGAGAAGTCTTCGACGGTGAGGGTGAGTTCCTCGGCCGAGAACTGGAAGGCGACCTGTGCGTTGGTGTTGATGGTGATGCTGGTCGCCGGCTCGACGATGTTCTGGATCACCAGGGCATCGCCTTTGACCGCCTGGAAGCGGTTCGGTTTGCGGATCGTCAGGGTCGAACCGATCTTGACGAACTTGTTTTCGAACTGGCGGTTCACCTTGCCG